TCTCCTCCAGCCATTCCTGCCCGATGTCTCCCCAGAAGTCAGGCATCAGAGGAGACCCCACTGGCGAGCAATGTTCCATGCGGACTGTCCGGGATTGGCAGCTCGGTAGTCCGTGAACCGGCGAGACGCGCCCCTCCTGTAGGCATTTCTCAAGGACGCGGGCAAGCCTAGCATCCGAGCATCAATCAGGGACTGCTGCCAATTTTCTTCGCCTTCCTGACCGCCGTACTTCCCTGTTGCCCAGAGGCCGAAGTCCTCGTTGGGGGCGGTACTCGCGTCATCTAGAAAGTTGGCGACGTTACGAAGGCCGGTCATGGAGGTGCCCAACTCCGGGCGCTGTCCACTTCCCAGGTACTGGAGGAAGCCCTGGGCCGAACCGGGAACCATCTGCCCGCCCCCGATGTCACGCGAAGCGAAACTTCCGGGGTCCGCTGCTTGGCTCAAGTTATACAGGTTCTCCATCTGACCGGAGCGGCCCCGCGCCACGTCGCGGAGGAAGGGCGAGGCCGTCCTCCATTGGTCCGTCCCCTGGAGCCATCGCAAATAGGCATTGCCGGGGTCGAACTGTTCCTGCTCCTCGAACGGGTCGATGTCACCGCCGCCCACCTGTCCGCCAACCGGCGTGACATTCTGGCCGGTCCCCGTCCCCAATATGTTGGCCCACCTCTGGTCGCCCTGCAAGGTCCTCATCAGGGAGGAGATTGCCTCCGCCGGGCTCACCCCGCTGTATTCGCCCTCCGTGAGTTGTCGTAACCAGGCATCAGCTACGGCATCCGTGTTGGTCTCGCCAACGCCCTTGAGCCAGGCAGACAACTGGCGTCTGGCCTCAGTGGAATCCGTGGCGCCGGTTAGTGCATCAGCCAGGATAGCTAGCAACTGGTCTCTGCCGCTGCCTTGCGTCTGGGTGTCAGGCACCATCTGGTCATAGGCCTCCGGGCCCACTGTCTGATAGGACGGGTCCACATTGACCCATTGCCCTCCGATGTTCACCATAGTCATGTTCGTCTCCTACATCTGCGGCATTTCAGGTGTGCCGCCGTTTCGAGCTCCCGGCCTGGGCCTTCCGGGCGCTACGAGCGCCCCCTGTTGCTCCACCATGCCGGACGGGGGAAATCCCTGGGCCGGACGCGGCGACACCTCGGGGCTGACACCCTTGCCCGCGGGTGTTTCTTTGCCTTCGGTCGCCCCGGTGAGCATCGGGATGGCACTCTGCCCCACCATGAGACGGGCCTGAATCTCCAACATCAAGAGTTGGAGTTTCGCCGCGTGCATCTTGGCCTGTTGCATATCCCCCCGGTCTTCCGCAGCCTTCATCATCTCGTAGGTGGCGACCATGACATCGCTGGTCTCGCCCATCTGTTCCTTGATCCGGGCCCCTTCCAGCGCCGCGTCTTGCAGTTTGAGATAGTCCTCGCGCAGGGTCTTGTCGGCGAGTAACGGCCCCATGCCAGGAGGACCACCGCGAGCGAGCTGAGCCATCTGGATATTGGCCAGGTCGTCCTGGGGCAACTCGGGATAGACCTCGACCTTCCATTTCCCGCCCAACTTGACCACTTCGGGCGGCACGACACCGGAGAAGTAGTTCTTGTTCCGTGCGTAGCCCTCCACGCGCATGGGGAGGAAATAGCCAGAAGCGTACTGGTCACTCAGATTCGTCAGTATCTGCCGGTAGACCGATTCCATCCCGATGACGCAGTGGTTCAAGACGCTCATCACACCTTCCCGCAACTGCTTGATGGCAAAGCCCGAGATGGCGAGGGCCAACTGGCCGTAGACCGTGGCCGGCAGGGTGCCGCGCTGGAGCTCAGCCGAAATGAGGCCGTACAGAGCGGGGGTTTCCCTGGCCAACTCCAGCAAGCCGAGCGGTATTACGTCCTCTTTGCCCGTTTTGAGCGGGATGTCGGCCCCGTTGAGGAACGGGTTGCCTTTCAGAGTCCTCGTGCCGTCGTCGGAGAATATCTTGAGTCCTTGTTGGGCCGAGCGGGCGACGATCACCATCCAGACGGACGTAATGAAGTTCACGTCATAGAAAGTGCCCCTGGAGGAGTGGTAGATAGACTCGCCAAAGTGCTCCCAGGCTTGCCGAGAGTCGCCGTTGACGACGATAAACGGCTGGGGACCGACGATGGTGAGCCAGGTGGGGGGCCGGTTGAGACCATGCGGCCTTGGCGGCTTGAGTGGCTGGCCGGTGCTCGCCACCACGACGTTATTCGTCTCGTCGTAGTGGTCATAGTAGTTCACCAGGCCGTTGGGGTCCGCCTCCACACCGTCCGGCAGGTCATACAACGCCTTGACCTCTGACAAACTGCGCTGGACGTGATGCGTCATCGTCCGAACGCCCTTCGGCCCCATCTCCCAGGATGTATAACGCGGGTCCCAGGGCATCAGGTCAACGTAAGTTTGCCCATCCGGTTCCTTGGCCAGGGTGCCCCGTCCCGTAGAGAAGCCCCGGATGGGCAAGTAGAACGATGTGGCCGATTGCAGGCGTCCGCCCGTACGGGCCTCGAATAAATTGTCCCCCGCTGCGAGCATCCCGATACCACCCCGCTCCTTGTCGTTGTTCAGCGCCTCCAACTCGGGGTCGCCCCGAGTGAACGGAATGGAAGGCACGATCTTGGAGGCGGACAGGAACGCAATCACCTTGTCGGCGAAGGTCCGGGGCTCGTTTGAGGTGCGGATATGGTCGAAGCCCGCGAGAATGGGGGGCGGCACCCATGGTTTCAGGGTGTAGAGGTCGTAGTCGCGGTCCATGCGGGCATAGAGACCGGACAATTCCTCCTCGAACTTCTTAGCCCGCGCTACGATTTCCGTGCCGTCGTAGGTCATCTACCCCCTCAACAAAGCAAAAGAGTCGCCATGATCATGGCGACTCTGCGCACTCCATACTCCGTGTTGCTTCTACGCTGAAAGCTAGCACTTCGCCTCATGCTTGTCAAGAATACCGCTGTCCCACCAGAATGGAGTTGTCCGGCTCCCGGCGCCAGTGTGACCATGCGGGCCGTCGCAAGCCGGCAAGCCGGTCCGTGACTATTATGTTGCCCTGATGCTCCGCTGTCTCGGGCGTGAAGTCAGACAGGATGTAGCGTTCGGCATCCATTAGATGAAAGCTACTAGAGTCCTCAATCTCGTCTAACGGTTGGTACTTCTCGTCCAACTTGTAAGAGTACGATAGCTTCTCGTCGAGATAGGCGGCCATATCATTGAAAACGTAGAGCTTGTTGAGCCGGTGCAGCCCGTAGACACGCTGTATCTGCTCCGCCACGCTGCGACGGCCCGGCTCCACAATAGGCCAACCGTGGGCGCGGTATGCCTCTCGTATCTCTTCTTCCTGGTGAGAACCCCCTGCCCTCTTCATGACAGTGCGGCCCGCTACTATGTCCCGGAAGTCCGCCACTCGTTCCGCTACACTCTTGCCCGTCCGGGGCCGGTAGCAATGCCATGCGTATATATACCCGGTCGTGGGGTCCTTGGCGTAGAACATCGCAGCGGGATTCGCTGCGCCGAAGTCGTGGCCTACATAAACGGGCCAGCCGTTCGGTATCGGGAATCGCGGGACTTTGCACGTCGCTTCGTCAAAAGCATCGTACACCAGCCCTACGGGTTTGTCGAATAGCCCGTCGTAAAACATGCGGAACTTCCACGACGGCAATAGCCCCTTCTGTCGCTCATACTCCGCCCGCGGAAAGGCCGGATTCATCGTCGAGGGGAAGTTGATTATGTCTATGCCGTTCGCTGACTCTTGCGCCCGATCGTATACCTCCGTCTTTAGCCACCCTAACCCATACGGCGTCGTCGTATACAGTATCCGCCCTTCGTTGATTGATAACCGCCGTACTACCGCTTCCCTCGCCTCTCTCTTGAATTGCTTCTGCCCCGCTTCATCTAGCCACGCCCCCTTCGCCGTCGCTGATTCAATGGACTCCGGGTTCGTCGCTGAAAATACGATCACCCGCGTCTTTTTGTCGTGACACTCGAATACCTTCTCTGCATCTTTCCATACCCCTAGACCTAGTATGTCCCGGAATAATAGCAGGAACTCCGGTAATACCTTTAGCTTCAAGAGCGGGAACGTCGCTGTCCCTATTAGATAGTCCCCCGGCCCTCTGTTTGCTATCTCTTGATATAGCCAGTCCGGCCCGAAACACGTCTTCCCACCTTGCGTCCCCGCTAATACTAGCACCTCCCGCGCTTTGCTGTCATATGCCGCCTTTTGCCCTGCATGCATCCTTAGCTTGATGTCCGCTTCTTTCGGTTGCCCGTTTGGGAACTTCGCGCTCCCTACCGCTACTACTTCCCGATACGCTAGGACTTCTTTCTCACTCATTTCACCCCCCACCCTATACCCCTTTTTGTGTCTGCAAAGGTCAGCGGGACCCTAATATCACCGCACCCGCCCGCGCTAAGCCATGCCGGGGGGGGTGCCCAGGCTAGCACGGTGCCACCACAGCCCCGCCAGGCCACCCACGGGGCGCGATTGACACGCCCGCCGTGGGTGACGCCGTCCGACGCCCGCTAGCGCCCGCCACGCGACGTTTTGTATCTGACTGCTTACTTCGCACTATTACCATTATGTCACCTGGCCGGTGTCGGGGGCTGGGAGCGCCGGCAGACTGGCGGCCTGGAGACCGTCCTGGTCCCGACCTGGGAGCACCACGACCTCGATCCTCCTGATTTGTGTCACCGTGGTCTCTGACGAGACCACGTCCCGGTAGCCCAGGCGGTTCTTTAACAGAAAGATCGTCATCGGCCCCCATTTTTCCGAGTGCTTTTCCGCCTGGCGCAGCAGATTCGCGTTGCTTTCCGCAGCTTTTTCCAAGCAAAAGCGCGACAAATCATATCCCTCCAGCAGTGCGTGTCGCTTAAGGGTCTCGTCGTCCACGCCGAGGGCTTGGGCGATCTGCTCGACGGGCAGCTGGAGCCTGGCGAGCTCATCCACGCGTGCCCAGTTGAGTTGGAGAGGAGGTCTACCCGCCCCCTGGGGATTACGCGGTGTCTTGGGGTGCATAAGTTACTCTCCTCGTCCTAGCGTAGAGGAAGAGGCTCCGGCTGTCAAGAGGGGGGTAATAGGGGGGTACAGACGGAGACGGAGACGGAGACGGAGACGGAGACGGACCGCGTGTACGCGCGCGTGTAGTGGGGTTTTGCGGGCATTTGTTGGGTTTTGCGGGGAAATGCGGGGAAATGCGGGGTTGGGCGCAGAGTGAGTAGATGTGATGGGCCCTGCATGAGTAGATATGTAGCACAAAACATCTACCCCAGGCCCCAAAACTCGTAGCTAGATTAGCGTCTTCCCTTCCCAGCCCTTGCAACACCGATACCCCCAGCTTCGCTTGACAGCGCCTACTAGCACCCCTATGATAGCTGTGATAGCCCCGGAAGGGCCGAGAGGCCAGGGGCAAGAGGAGGAAGGCAATGAAGACAGAGTGTCAATGCCTCGCAGGGAAGGCCGTGCCAGCCTTCGCACGGACAGACATCGGGAGCGCCTGGCAGGACGTCGAGGGTATAGACTACGCTGCCTCCGACGCCCTGACCCTGAGTCGGGGGCATGGGCCTGAGTCAGGGGACGAGTGGCCCATCTTCTGCGACGGGTCCGCCCTGGTGCGCTCCTGGGACAAGAACTGGGAGGTGGTCCACACCACGTCCTGCCCAGAGTCGCAGGATTAGACCGCCGCCCGCCCGTAGGTGAGCCAGGCCCCGCAAGGGGCCGTAAACCCCAGCCCGGCGGCAAGGCCGGGCAATCAGCCCCGCAGGCCGAGAGGCCAGGGGCAAGAGGGAGGAGGATGAAATGAAGAAGTCCGAAACACTGGCCCGGTGGCAGGGATTGCCACCAAACCAAGACCCTCTGGAGCACATGACCCCCATCCCTTACAAGTCCGAGGGGAGCCGGTACGGTGCTTGCGGGGTGAGGATTGATGGGAATCCCCGCTTTGTGGACGCCGTGTTATCCTGCCTCAAGCCGCTTCTGGATGGCGAGAATCAGGTAACGCGCTTGGAGCTCGCCCGCAATCCCGTAACCCCTACGCTGGAAATCAACGGACAGCAGAAGCACTTCCAGAACGCCGACGATAGCGCAGAAGTGTGCTACGTCCGCCTACACGTCCGGGGCATGGAAGGGGCCATGGCCGCCGTCGTATTCGATAGGCACCTGGCGCCGGCTACCGCCCGGTTTGCTCAAGTGAGCCGTTCAGCGAGATAGCAGAGCCACCCGGCGCAAGCCGGGTGTAATGCGGAAGCCCGGTGGCAAGGCCGGGCAGCAGAAGGAGGAGGACAATGGCAATCCTGTACCACGGCAACCCCTACACCCACGAGGAGCACCGACGGGAGTCCCGGCCAGGCCGAGAGATCAAGGGCGGCTGTGATTGGTGCGGGCAGGCACCCCGCACCCTCTACAACTACGATCAGCAGTACCGCACTGGGGGCGGGCTGGCGTGGGTGTGTAATCGGGGCTGCTCGGAGAACTACAGGGGCTAGCCCCTGGGGAGTCGGGCAAAAAAGGAGGCAGGCGATGGCGCGCTGTGAGCAATACCGAGTCGTTTCCTGGTATCAAAGGCGCTGTGACGAGCAGGCCGCCTTTAAGGTTACTACTCGCGTAATCTTTCTGGACGGGGGCCACCAGGATGTCACACAGTATCTATGCGCTGGGTGTGCTCGGACAGCGCAGCAACACAGGACAAAACTAGATACTCACCAATACTACAACGACGCTGACCTGGACCACACTTTCCCAATTGTTGAGAGAGTCGGGCAAACAGCCCCGGAAGGCCGGTAGGCCAGGGGCATAAGGAGGAGGACGATGGAAGACATGTTGACACTGGAACGCGACTGGCAGGTCGCG